ACAGTTTTTTATTGCCTGCAAGATTGCAATTATCTTGCCCAATGCTTGTCCGAGACCTTGGTTTATTGATTTGTTTGCAACACTTCCGACTGTGGTTGCAACACTACCTACAGTAGATGCAGGACCTCCCGCTGTGGATGCAACAGTCGGCACAGCAACAGCGGGTACAGCAACGGCACTGGCTGCTGCAGCTTTTAATTGAGCAGAATATTGCTTGGCTATATCTATATTTGCCAGACGCTGTGCTTTCATTTGTGCTGAATTTTTTGGTCTGTTTTGAGCAAGTGGGTTTAAACCAAGAGCGTCTAAGGTTCCTGGCATCAAGCCAGATACATCCATGTCGCTAGTTCTTCCCCCCCGTACAATACCTAAATCTTTTTTAAGACTTGAAATTTTCTTACCAGTTCTACGTGAGGAACGGCTTGTGTCTGTTGGGTCATATTGTGATTCAAGACCAACAAGTTCCATTGCTTTCTTATTAGTCTTTGCTTTGCCCTCAAGGAAAATTTTGTCGCCTATCTGAGTTACTTTACCGATCTTACCTAATCGCAAAAGACTATCGCTTGTTTTCAGCAATTGCGCATCTAACTGTTGTGCCTGTGTACGACCTACCGTAAGACCTTTTGCCAAACCAAGCATTGCAAGGCTTTGTGATTGTTTGAACAAAGAGAATATTCTAATTATTGGTCCAATGGTGACTAAGAAAATTGCTGCAAGCCCAATTACTTTTTTAAAACCAGGACTTAACTCTCTAATTGTTTTTGCAATCTTGATGAAGATTGGACTAACAACTTTTAATATTTCACCAAAAGCAACTGTGAAGTCTCTAGCGATTGATTTAACAGATTCTCTTACCCGACCAGCCTGTACGTTCAGTGACTGCTCAGACTTCCTTAATTCCTCTTCCATCGTTCTGCCGGTTTCTTCTTGACCAAAAGCACCACCAATTAATATCTTTCCAGATTCAGTTGATATATCCTGCATTGCTTTTCTCATCTTGTCCGACGTTATAAGTTGCTTAGCCTCTTGCGCCTGTATTTTCTGAATAATCTTGGCTCTTTCAGTGTACTCAAGATTATTCTCCTTACTTCTCTCAGTTGAAGCAGAGTTCAAGTCTTGAATACCCTTAATATTTTTAAGACTAACTTCCTCTAAGCCGTTCTTCCTTAACTGAGCATTGATGCTTTGCTCCAAAGTAGACAGAACTAGGGTCTCACTGCTTTTTGCATTATTCAATTGTTTCTGGAAAGCAGCCATTTGTTGAATAGCAACTTCCATTCTAGGTCCCTGCCTAACACCAAAAGCCTTTCCAAACAATTGCATCGTACCTTGCGTTTTGTATAGGGATTTTTCCAACTCAATATAGCCATCAACTAAGTTTTGCAGACCTTCTCCTCCAATGTCAGCAGACATCTTGAAGTTTGGTCCAAGTTCTTGACGGAGAGCGTTTATCAACTTTCTCGTGTCTTTTGTTGGAAGAACAAGTTTCTGTAAAGAAACCTTGATTGAGTTTGCTGATGCCCCTACTTGAAAACCAGCAGAAACCATCGGAACAAGCAATGCTGCTGTTGTAGCCATGTTGAGACCAAAGCTTGTTGCAGCACCAGAAACTTCTGGGAATGCGTCAGCAATGTTCTTCAACGAAAGAGAAGTTTTGTTTTCAGCATAGTTGAATAGTGCAATTGCTCCACGAACTTCTTGCGTAATCTGCTGCAGAGCCATTGGATCAGTAACACTCATCCCCTGGAGTCTTCTAATTCTCAACAAGTTTTGATAAATTGATTGAGTCAATTTACCGGCATCAGTTATATCTACGTTACCAAGTTTTTCAATCTCATTTGTAATCTGAACGAGGTTTGCCAATGTTTTTGGATCGGATATGCCTAATTCAGCAAAGTCTCCAGCAAGACCCTGTAGCAACTCTCTTGATACACCCCATTTGTAAGAGATGTCATCAAGTCTTTCCCCCAGAACTTTCATTCTTCCTTCAAGGTTGTCAGCACCATCACCTGTGTCATCAAGAAGCTTTCTGGTTCTAATAAGTTCTTGGTCCAACTTCTTTAGTGAACTAAACCCTAAGCGACCGAGCGTTACAAGAGGAAGTGTCAACCCCATCGTGAGACGTTGACCAACATAACTCAATTCAGTTGCTTGCTTATTGTATTGCTTAGACATCGTTTGCATTGCGTTTGCTCGCATTGTCCTATCAACAACTTTTTGTGTTGAATTCAGATGTCTTAATTTTTGATCAATGAAAGCAATCTCAGCACCGGCTTGCTTGTAACTAGCAGACGTTTGTGAAAGAGTCATCTGATGTGAGTGCAATGCAGTTTTAGCAGCATCTGCTTCAATGCGAACTTGTTTCAAATAATTAGCAACAATTGCTTGATTTGCAGCCAATTCTCTTGCTGATTTGGCAACTCCAGATTGGGCTGAGGACACACTCTTCAACGACTGCGACACCGCATAGTTGGAATTTGTCAAACTTCTTGTAAGAAGATTAAGACCATTAATTCTGGCTGAGACTAAGAATATGCTATCAGAGACACCTTTAAGCCCGCTCTTGAGCGAGTCGTCAATGATAGTTTCTACTCTAATATGTCCAGTTGCGTCAGCCATAATTGTCCTGTTTAATAATAGTTGATTAATTGCATATTAGCAATATTAACCACCCTCATAACCCAAACCAAATGGGACATAACGTATTGAATCTGCGTCAAGAACACTTTCAGGTTGTGGATCAAACCAATCTTCATTGAGATCAACATCTGCACCTTGCGCAGCAGCGAGCATTTTCATGTTTGTTGAATTTTCATTCATACATGCACGATATAGCAAAAACATCTCATCCATTGTGAGATTCTCTTCTAATTCGGTTATGCTTTTCCAAGCACCTGTTCTTATGAATATCTCTGATTCATACTTGAGGAGGGGGATGTCCTCCCACGACTGGGAGTCACCTGATCCCCCCTCGCCTGTTAGGAAGGGTCGGACCCCATTGCTGCATTCATGAGTTCACCGAAGCAACGAAGATCTAATGCATCTTCTAAGGCTTCTGTGTCTTCAGCAAGTTCTGGGTCAACGCTGATGAGGGCAATACCTGCTGCTTCAACCATAACGTCAATATCTTTGTCTTCAAGGTTATCGTCAGTCTTAAGATCCTTAACAACTTTCATGAACTTTCTCAAGTTTCTGATTGTAAGTGGTCTAACAACTCTCTTCTTGCCATCAGCAAAAAGAATCTCAGTTCCGCCAATAATATCTTTATTTTTATCTACCATTTGAATAATCCTCTCATTAATGTAGGGGGAAAATAAAACTTCCCAAGTGACAAGTATAGCACAAGCACTTGGGAAGTTTTAGGACAATTATTAAATTTTATTATGCGGTTTGATCAATGATCTTGCCGTATTCATAACCAGTATCCTCAACCTTTGGCAAAATTCTAAAGCCAACTGCGAATACCGAAGCTTCGGCTCTCTTCATTGAGATGGTTGATGCTTCCATTGAGATCGCACGTTTTGTGTAAAACTTACGAGTCTTAATGCCGCTTGCTGACGATCCTGGTGCTGTACCAGTAATAACAAGTGCCTTCTCATATGGGAACACGGTCTGTGCTCCGAACAAGAATGACTTGGTATTTGCACCGTCATTGTTGGCGATAACATCAGTTGCACCAACGGAATCATAGTTCCATGCGAGAGCGAGGTTGTTCAAGGTTGCCTCTGCAAGGGTCGTCTTGACCATTACTTTTACCTTTGATTGCACGATTCTTGCTGCGTCACCGAACTGATCAATTTCAATGTCAACCATATCTGGTTCCCATGAAATTTCAACACCGTTCTGAGTTGCACCAATATCGCCAAAAGAATCCATCGTACCGATGGATGTTGCGTTAGCCGAGTCGCCAACCTGAATGGTTGCTTCACCGACTACAATGTTTGAAACATTAACTGCCATTTTGTATTCCTCCAAATTTATTCAAGAACAAAAATTTTTTTGCCTTTTTTATCACGCCATTTAGCGATCTTGTTTACATGCTCCAATCGGACCTCTTCATTTCTACCTCCGATTCCAAGGGATTTATTCCACTCAAATTCGTATGTAATCTTTCCGACCTTCGCAATATAGCCGGAATTTCTTCCGACGTATGTAATAGTAGTATACTTCATATCCTTTTATTCTACCACTTTATCTTGCTACAAAACATATTTTAAAGTCTAAATTCATTCTATACCAACCATTTATTTCTAACGGAGCTACTAAATTAGATCCAACCTGATGAGAAGACAGGATTCTGACATTGGTTCCGCCAATTCCACCCGACTGGGCTATCTGATCGCCACGACCAAGAACCTCAACAAACCTCTCCGAGAGTTGGAGGAGCCTGTCCACATCCGTATCCAAGATTGAATACTTGATGTAGTCGTATCTATGCCAGTATTGCTCAACATCAGGAATCATTGGGTTGTAGAAATAAACAACAAAAGGGGCTGCCTCGTTATCGGTAGCAACCACTGGGAAGAAACTCATCTGTTTCCCAGCAATGCTAACTACTGTAGCATCAGCTTTTAAAAAATTGTTGACATCATAAACGCTTATTACGGACATGTTAGTTAAAGAATCCTATTGAACTTAAATTCCGGGCTAAAGCCTCATCTATCAATTCTACTAGACGATCCTTAACCTCTTCAATAGTAAGACCCGATGCGTTCATTAGATGATATTCATTGAAGTTCATTATGTCTATTGTAATAGTTGTCCCATCGTGGTAAACATCAACACTAGCCTCAACAAAGGTATTACTGTAGTTTGAATTCAACTCATTTTCAACAACGGAAGTAATCTGCTCAGCAGTTGAAGAAAAAGCAGCGCTAACGTCGTTAGGTATTGACGAAATCTTGTCGGCAAGTTGTGGTAAATTACTGTTGATATAAATCATGTCGTTTCAACCACTTTTCTAATTGTAGCCAAGACATGATGCTTCTTGCCATTAAAACCAAACTTCGGGTTGATCTGAACAATCTCAAATGGTCCAGCCTCAAGTTGGTTTCCGTATCTATCTTTTATATTAAGAATTCTGTTCTGGTAGTCCACATATGAAGCAGAGTTTCCTGGGACAATGATCTCATGAGTTGCGATAAAGTCTTGGTAAGGAGAAAGCCTTCTATCTCCGCCTGACGAAGTTGTATCAGTAGGTGATTGCACATGCACAGGAATAGAAGTCAAGAAAGAATACTCGTAAGTCTTCTGACCCGCAGGGCTTACGACAACGGTTTTTGAATAAACATCAGCCGTTTGGACAAAACGCAAATATGTTTTTGCAGACATTATACGACATAATCCATAACGAACAGTGTGTAATCCATAAGGAGAACGTCTGCCTCAATATTTCCGGTTGTTTCGTAGAAGGACTGATTAAATTGCATCTTAACAACATCCATGTCAATAGTATGAATACCATGTCTTCTGTAATCAGAATCATCATTCATTAAATCCGCAATAATAAGATCAGCAGCCTGTTGAACATTTGTTGGAACATACTTCCAGCCAAAATCACCCTCAATCTTGTAATCAGATTTTGCTCTAAATCTGACGGGAACAATAACTGTATTGTTTCTATCCAAAGTATCTGGTCTAAATCTTATATAATAAGAAGACTCAAAATTATGTGGTTGCCTTACCTTCTCAACATTTCTTGAAATATCCGTTGTCAAATCAAAAATAATTTCAGCATAATCACGACCCGGATCCTGCGTTACTTTTGTCAAGGTGTAAATCGGGAAAGGAAGGTGCAGTTTGTAATGACCATTCCCTTCTATGGTGATTGTTTTATTTGGGTAATAATCAAAAGACTGACCGCAATATGTATTAATGATATTACGAGCTCTCCTTTCGTATCTATCAAATAAAGCTCCCTTTTCCTCCTGAAGTTCAGGGTGGACCGTAAAGAACTCTGTAGCGGTCATATAGGGGGTGTAGACGTTAATGTACTCGCTCTTTGTGTATTGGGTGCCAGAGACCGTATATGTAAAAACGACATTATATTTTCCGGCAGCATTAAGGACATAATGACCGCTGTTTTGCTGACCATAGGTAATCGTATAGACACCCGTAGAAACTCTTGTTGCAGCAGTAGGACCACTGACTAAATCGTTAAATTCATGGTACAAAGAAACCGATACTGCGTTTGATGTTGGGTCAACAGGTAGAGTCAATGTTATTGTTTTTGATGTATCAATTTTAACTTCATCCATACTTTATATTATAACAGCATAAGGGTTTCAACCCCTATGGTATCTCCATAGCTAAACTTACTTGTAAATCCAAAATAGCTTGTGACGGTGAACCACCAGCCGTTGATAAAGAAACAACAGTATTGCTTAAATTTTTATAATAAAGAACTCCATCAGCATAGTTGATTGCCAATTCTCCAAACTCCAAAGAGGCTGGGACACTAGCTGCTGTACCTGAGTTTTTTATTTTAATGGTGTTAGCCATTACTTCCTCCTGTTAGAAAGTACCGCCATCTACTGTATCAGACCATGCTGGTACTCCGCTTACAACCTTGAGGAATTGTCCGGCTGAACCGATCCCTAATTTAGAAACAGTGTTTGTTGCTGATGCATAAACTAAATCACCAGTTGTGTAAGACGTAAGACCAGTACCGCCATAGGCATAACCTATTGCTGTACCATTCCATACACCAGTCGCAATGGTACCAAGTGATGTCAAACTTGAGCCTGTGACACCTGAACCCAAAGTTGTGCTGGAAAGAACTGAGGTTCCATTGATTTCATAAACTTTTCCTGTAAGCAGGTTGAAATTTTCCGATGAAGTCCATGCATCTGTTGCATCAACCCAATTTAAAGTTTTATCTGTTGCGCCTTTTATTGTGAAACCGGCACCGTCTGCAGTCGTGTCTGTTGGTGTATCAACATTTGCAAGAACAATATTCTTATCTTCAACGGTGAGTGTTGATGTGTTTAAAGTAGTAGTGTTGCCATTGACAGTCAAATCCCCAGTTACAGTTAAATTGTTAGAAATAGTGACATTGGCTGGAAGACTAAGCGTTACTGCACCAACACCAGAGTTTGATACCGCAATTTCATTCGCAGTGCCAGTAAGACCAGTTACGAGGTTTGTAGCCCTATCACTAACTTGTGAAGCAGTGATTGAGATTGTAGTATTTCCAGCAGCAGTGAGGCGACCATCACCTTGAACTGTAAATGTAGCAACAGTGCCTGCACCGCCATATGAACCAACTGTTACTGATGTATTGCCAAGAGTAACTCCAGAAATTGCGTTGTCAACATAAACTTTTGTTACAGCATGTGTATTGGCTGTTGGGGTTGGAACAATTACTGTGCCAGTAAATGTTTTGTTTCCTGTGATTGTCTGAACCCCAGACAATGTGAGGTATGCGCCTGCACCAGCAACTGCCTCAACACTCGTAGCAGTTCCACCTGCTCCACCTGTTCCTTTACCATAATAAAGAACATCATCTACTTCGTTATACGCAAGTTCTGCATTTTCCAGAGAGGCTGGTGCACCGGCTGCTCCTCCAGATGCTCTTCTTTTGATTCTAATTGTATTAGCCATTTTAGTAATTACCTCCATCAAGTAATGTGTTTGCAATTGAGTGGACATGATCCGCTCTACTTGCTGCAGCGCTGGAGCCAGCTGACCCAGACCTTGCTATATCCTGTGGTGTATCAGCAGAAAAACTTAAAGACGCTGCACTTATTGATGCAGTAACTCCTGTTAAGACCGTAACATCACCAGAACTTATTGATACTGTTGTTGTATCTGTATTGCTTAAATTAACCTGAGTTACATCCCCGGACTCTATTCTTACTGTCGTAATATCAGCCACGGGTTATATCTCCTTGTACAATTACCTTACCTCCCAAAAGAGTCGTGACAACTGTTCCGTTAATTTGTTGAATATCATAATAATATGTACCCGGAGTTATATTCGCAGTCACATTTGAAGTCAAAAGGAATTGGACAATACCTGCTGCCCCATTAGAAATGTTTGCTGTAAACGTCGCAACCTTTTCTGATTCAAGTTTCCCGACCTTAATCTGTCCAGTAAATGTATGCGAAGTGATATTGATCGCAGCATTAGCAGAGTCTTTTATCCTCAATTCATGAAGGTAAGTATCTCCAGCATAAATAGTTATATTTCTTAATCCAGCCATTTATGTTCCTCTAGCAATCACAATCCTCACAGCCACAATCACACTGGTCTGTGCATTCACAGCCACAACTGCAACTCTTGACTCTTGATTTGTTTAAATCATCATCCATTACTTAGCAGCCTTCTTTGCCTCATTTTTTTCAAAACGCTCTTTAACTGCTGCTGGAGTAGCATCGCCTTCTACATACTGCCAATGCCAAGCCTCAAATTCTGGGGACTTGGGATCTGATGATTGGAGATAGAACCCGTAACTTGGGGCATTTTCGCACAGCCAGTTTAGAACTTTAGGATCAGTAACATTCAAGTCAATTGCAAGACCCAAACCGTGGTTGCTCTTGCCAGGGCTGCTTGATGGACTCATTTTTGGCTTAAGGTACCAAGTCTTTCCATCCCAAGTTCTTGTGACAGTAGGCTTACGACCACCATCTGTGGTTGAATATCTTTCCTTGAACATAGCCAATTGCTGATCATATGAACGGAAGTCTCCGATATTCTGTAGATTCAAACCTGCTTTTTTTGCATCATTAAACATTTGATTAAAAGCAATACCTGCCCAGCGCCAAAACTTTGCTCCATTAACTGAAGTTGTAAGCATCTCTGGGGTAAGTTTACCTGTCTCGTCTTTCATTGGGACAAGTTCTTTTGGTAAAGTCATTTTTTTGTATGGGTACTTAGGTGTCATTATTTTGTTCTCCCAAATGCCCCATCGTTGGGGTTAAGGAAGCGAATGATTACAGGCAGAGCTGCTGCCCACAAAGCATTTGCTGCCATCTTAACATCACCAGTTGATGCATATACTGCAACAGCTGCGCCGAGCACACTTCTTGCATAAGAGGCAAGGATTGCTTTATTCTGTTCCGAAACTTTAATCATAGAATCTCCTTTGTGACATTGAATCACTACATACAACATTATACCTTAATCAGTATTTTTAGGCTGTCTTATTTTTACCGTTGAAAACTTCAGCTATTTCGCTATCATCAAGTTTGCCATCATCAAGGAATGCTTTGGCTAGACCCTCAACAACTTTGGCTACTCCGCCAATTCCAGCCATAAAAATGGCTTTTGGAAGATTGACTCCAGCAATAGCGCCAGCCCCAATCACTCCAAGACCAGATGCTCCAAATACAGCAAGTATTCTTAATAAAATGTTATTAAGTTTATTCATCACTATCTCCTTTTATAAGCACACCGATAAGGTGCACTGCAAGTGAGGCAATGGTTATCCATATACCCCAAAACCTTGTTTGACCAGAAAGCGTTATAAGAACAATTCCGCTTCCGCCAAGTGTCCATGCCAAAGCATGAATCTCATTAATTAATTTTTTAAACATCACCGACCTCCCATTGGTTTTCTTTTCTATTTCAGCCTTCGCTGCCTTGAACCCCCGGTTCCTGCATTAGAACCGCCGGATGGACTGCTAGAGCCTCCTCCTGACCCAATTGGTGCTGTTGGGACTGGAGGCACAACAACTGTTATAGAAGTAACTACTCCTATTGCTGCGATAACTACTCTTCTGGTGCCAACATTGACGCTGGAACCAACCGCTTCATACTCATCAAGACCTGCCCCAAAAATATCAATTGTGTTTTCAAAAGCATTTTTTACTTCAGTTGGAGCATCCGATACTGCCTCAACGAGCGCCTTTTCTTCTTCTGTTGTTAAATCACTTACGGGTATCTGCTCAAATACAGAGGAAGCCTGTTCTGGGTCAATGCTCTCCAGAACTTTTGGACTTGTTGCTAAGTCTGTTGCTTGACTATCCGTAATACCGTTTTCCAAAATATTGTCCACAGCAAGAGACACCTGTTCTTCCGAAACAGAATCTGATTCAAGGATGTCCACAACTGCAGCGAACTGCTCGGCATCAAGTGGATTATCCAAGACTGCAGACAGAACTTCTGTGAACTTCTCATCAGAAATTGGTTCCGCAAAAACAGCATCCAGGGCTGCACTTAATTCTTCGGTAGTAAGACTTTCGGTAAACACAGCGTCAATAACAGCAGAAAACTGGTCATCAGTAAGAGGTTTGTCAAGCAACGATGATACAATTGAAGCAAGTTCTTCTGGGGATTCTACTGAGGCAACAGCGTTGTCAACAGCAGCACTCAGTTCAGCCGGATTATCTGAGTTTGCCAAAATGCTTGTTGCAAGCACGTTTGCTTCTTCAGGAATATCTAGCGTCGTAGTTGTGTTAACAATAGTTGTGGAGGTTGTCGTTGAAGAAGTTGTTGTTGATGGCAGGGTCGTTGTTTGCGGGGGTCTGCTGGTGGTTGTGGAGGAAAGAGTCGTTGCTGTGGCAACGGTTGTCAAAGGAACATCGGGTTGAGTAACAACAGGAGCCTGTGTTGTTGAACTTGTTGTGGTACTCGGTAGTTCCGTTGTTGTTGTTTGCAACATGGTGGTTGGGACCACGGTAGT